CGCCAATTGGATTTTCAATCGTTGGTTGAATACGAGATTCAGCTGCCAAGTGAAAAACATAATCAACACCATCATATAAAGGTCGAGTGTTGACATAATCACAAATATCATACTTGTAATATTGAGCTTTGCTATTATAATAGAACTGGTCATGTGCTGTCGCTGATTCATCATCAATTACAACAACATCATACTCTAATTCAACTAACTTATCAACCAAATTAGAACCAATAAAACCAGCACCACCAGTTACTAAACACTTCATATTAAACTCCCGTATTGATTACTATCATATTATTATCTATGTCAGGTGTATATTGCGATTTAATCTTTACACCATATCTTTCTTCTATAATCTTTTTCCATTCTCTTACTCGGTCATATTGGTGGACAATATAAAATGGTTCAGCATTCTCATTTACAATTTGGCCGTTATCAATATAAGGTCTACCTTCCAATAAGTAAGGTTCAAATTTGGCCATATCCGGTTCATAGTTTGTGACATGACCATTGATAGCCCAAGCATGATTCAAATCGGTGTGTAGAGTTAATTGTTTCCAAGGAGAATTATGGATAATCATATTGTATGCAGCTTGGTCAGCAACCCAATCTGGACGATTCAATGACATTTGATAAATGTAAAAAGCTAAATCTTTCATATATGATGATTGTGCGGCTAGAACACCAACACATTGGACAATATTATTTTTGACATCTTCATAGAAAGTCCAACCAAAGTTCTTAATGATGTTATCTCTATTCCATTGTTCATCTTTAATACGAATGGCTTCACCTGACGATATGACTTCACTTGGCATCAATTCTAACCATTCAGATGGGTTCTTTTGAAAGATAACATCTCGCACATCAGTTGAGATTACCCAATTATAATCACCTTGATGTTCTGATAGGTAATTGTAAATGTGGAAGAATCGTTCCATGTGTATCATCATATTACCACGCTTATCTGCACGAATAACAATCACACCATCATCTTCAATTTTCTTGCAAGTTTCATCTGACGCATTGATAGCAATTAGTACAACATCACCTTCAAATCCACATTCTTTAGCAGACTTCACCCATGGTTTAACTTCATCATAACCATAATTTGAAAATACACCAATAATTAAATCTTGCGCCATGGAAATACCCCGTATGCTTCTTTCATAATGTCATTACCTCTCAAAAAGAATTCTGCCTGGACAGAATCCGCCCGATTACCAACACGATAGTTTACAGTATATTCACCTGTACCTTTGATTGGTGCAACAGTATTGATTGTTGCCATCAATTTAGAACTTAAAATCCGATCAACTTCCGGTTGTTCTTGTGGATGTCGAGCTCTGCGATACCAATATGGTGCAAATTGTAATGCTAATACTTTATGAACAAGATAACAATTGACATCAATAAAGTTATCATTGATAATTGATTTCCATGAACCTAAAGATTCACAATCATCATTACAAATGTATTCACCTTCTGAATTGACAATCTTACGCAAGGTGTATGTCCAACCGGTGTCGGTTAAAGAATTAACTAATGATTCAACATGATTAGGTTCAAACCAATTGTCTTCATCCAAGAAAATAAGATAATCACCTTTGGCTAAGAATGTCGATGCTCCATAAATTCGGTGGCCATTGTATTGGTCGTGTCCAGTATTATATGGTAATGTTATAACATCTACATCATGGTGAATTTGTTGTTCAGCCTTTTTACGATGTTCTTTACCATCAATTACCACTAGATGCTGGATATTTTGGTAGGTTTGCTTTGCTACAGAATCGATACATTGTTCTAGGTACTTTGTGCCGGTAGTTGGTGTAATTATTGTTACAAGAGGTTTATTCATCAATTAGTGTCCCATCAGATGCTAGTTGGCATTTCAAACCAATTACATCTTTCTCAAATAGTTTTTCTTTGTCCATCACTTTATAATATATATGTTCCAAATCCCAGCGTGTGTTCATACAATCATCATAAGCCTGTCTAATCATATGGTTGACTTCTTCAAGCATTGAGTAATCAAATGACCATAATCTTGTGTCAACCAAATTTAATTGTGGAGACATCCAAGAAACAACTCGTTTCTTAAACACATATTTTCCTTTCATATCTGGATTTTTATAATCTTCGATATTAAATCTTTCAGTCAATTCGCCACGACCAGTTATTTTGAATATTCTATCAACTTTATCTAATGCTAGATTTCGAATTATATCTATCGCAATAATCATAATGTAACATTCAGCGGGACTCTTCAGTCCGGCATTACCCAATTCTTGAGCATGAGTATGATTAAATAATGAGATAAAGTAATCAACTTTGGTCTTCAAGTCATCAATTTTCTCCTGTTCCAATGGCATAGGAGAAGAATCCAAGAGTAATATCATGGAGTCTTTAACTTTGTCTTTAATTGATTTGATTGTATTTAAGGTTTGTTGGTATCGGACTTCAGGAGACAGAATACCAATCTTTGGGTTCAAAGTTGATGTCACTATAAAAATATACATAATTATCCACGAGTTAATTTTAAAATCTTATTGATTTGACCTTCGATTGCTGTTTTACGATTAGGCCAATATATGTATTCTTTATCGGCCGTTGCGTATAGTTTTTGTAGGAAAGGTATCATCAGTTTTTCAACTTCTTGTAACCTTGTCTTGTAGTCATCTGCGGTCTCAGTTGTTTTATTGATGACCGAATTATATTCTTCTTCTGATACAGCGGAGAATCCAAAATCATCTCCGACATTTTCATATTGTTTTAATATTGCTTGTGCGTCAAGTGTCAGTGCCATAATAACTCCTAATAAACTTTACCAAATGGTCCAAATGGTCGTCCCTCTTTTTTAGCAACATAAACAATATCTGTTATCAATTTACTCAATTGTTTTTCATCTAATTTGAGAATAGCAATTAGAAAATCAATTTGCATTAACTTAGATTGAGCGGTAACAGGATCACCTGCATAACATAATTGTAAATTATTATCCAATTCACTTTGATTGGTTATTCCGGTTTTCACTTCTATGCCCGATGCTGCAGATTTCAAAGTATTCAAACTTGAAGAAATTTTCGATTTATCATATATTTGTGGATAATTTCTATTATTATTATCAAATGTTAAATTGTATTTTTTAATAATATCAGCAACCATATCGACTGGTGCTTTTCCAAGTTTTGCGGAACCTTTTCCCTTCTCTGTAGGTTCATATTTCAGATTACTATATTCGCTAGTTTGTGTGGCTTTAACTGTTAAAAAATATGTAGTTTTAGTTTGTTCATCAAGTAATTCTATGGTTGTATCTTGTGTAGCAAATGTATAAGGAGTTACAGGATATTGATTAGATTCATCTGTATGGCCTTTGTTAGATAAAAGTTTTTTCATTTTTCCTGTTTTTTCATTAAAATCTTTCCCATAAACTTCTTTCATGGTTTTAATGTTTAATGGGCATTTGATACTTATAATTTTACAAACTAGCCCCTCTATTTTTTGAAATTCCTTCTCTAATGTTTTTTCATTTATTCCAACATTAACATCAATGTATTGAGCATTTTTACCTGCTTTTTTGAGAGACACTCCTATTATTTTTTCTCGTCTATAGAAATCTCTTAATGTTGCATTAAGTTGTCTTAATTTTATTATTTGTAGCTTTCTATCATCAGCTTTTTCATTATGACCAAAAGTTACTTGGTCTTCCAAAACATCTTTTGGTTTCTTTGGATCTTTATTTTTATCTTCAATCCAAATATCTGCCGGATCCCAAGCGTCCTTTTTATTGATACCCAATGGTTTTACCAAATTACTAATAAACTCCATAAATCCACCAGGAGAATCTCTATCAATTTCTAATTCTTTGAAATTTTGTTTTGAATATTTTTTAAGCAAAGCTTTAGTTTGAAAATAATATGATTTTAGCCAGGCTTCATCTAATTCTCCACCAAAAACTTGTTTCAATTCATTAATCTTTTTGTCGAACAAAATATTATAAGCGTCATCCCATTTTTTCTTTTTCTTTGGATCTGAATTTTCAAAATTTAGTTTAATTAGGTCTTGTTCTTTTTTGCTAACAAATTCAGTAGTTGGAGTCAAATTGTCATAATCAACATTATCCTTTAAAGCACGCAGAAAAATCCATCGTGATCCATCTTCTTGTAATTTTGTCTTATCTGCCATAATTATAACCTAAATGAAAGTATTTATCTAATAATTTGAATGTCTTTGCCTGAGTTCCAAACTTCAAGTTCAGTTCTCAATCGACCTTCTGTTTTTAATGTTTCGTAGCGATTGGTTGCCTTGTTTTTCCACCAAGCTACAATGTTTTCTAAGTTATGTTTTTCGTAGTTTTCGCCTGGCACCAAAGCATCATCAACACCATTTATATAATTGACCATATTACCAAAACCGTAGTCTGAAACAAAATACCGTTTTTGCTCAGTTAAACTTTTAGCTGCCAAAATAGTCTGATTAAATTCTTCACCATCTTGAGAACCTTTTAATGCAGCCTTTGTCAAAGCCATCATCTTAGTGAATGTTCTAAGTTTACGGCTTGTTGATGAATCTTCGCCTTCCAATAGGTCTCCGTACTTGTCCTCAAGATACTTCTTCAAAGCCCAATATCTATCACCGTGCATCATTGGCACAAAGTCGGAATCTGTCAAACCTTTAAATCTAATCAATGGTTTCATACCGTCATATTGTGATACCGTCTTGGTTGTTCCATATAAACTGGTGGTTTCAAACAAACACAAGTTCATTTTATATTTCTTGTTAACAATCTCACGCACCTCATGTGAGGTACAAATAGCAGATAATAACTTACCACCTAGATAATTAAAACCAAATGGTTGAGATGGAACAATAACAAAACCCATGATAGTAGATTCATTGAACCGTTTGGCTGAGATTTCATTTTGAATCCATACTTGGCCAAACATATCATTTCGGGGTTTCATGTAAATAACAGGAGAACCTAGTCTAATGAAACCTAAGATTTTACCTGTTTTCTTTTCCCTAGCGGCCAATTGAATATTACGCCCAACTGGGGCTTTATTGATATGTGATGATGTAATCCTCAAGAGTGATTCCCATGTCTCGCCTGGTATTTCACACACTTCAATATCCATGTCATTTGGGTGCATGGTGAAATCGGAAAATAAATCATCTTCGATAGGAAATAATGTAGCAGGCATATCCTCAAGTGATTTTAGTTTTTCATCACGCATGTATTGTTCAATGTTTTCAAAATCACTAAAGTAATCCTTGAAAGCATTGGATACATAGATTGCATCTTCTTTGGTTATTTCCATTTTAAATATTCACCATATAGTTTTTCTTCCAATTCGTAAGCTTCATCTTCCCATTCTTCATTTTCAGATAATTTGCCCTTCCAATAAAAGCTCTTATTGATGGCCTTCAATTCTTTTCTTAGAAATTGTTTGGCATGCACCAATTCATGGGCTAAAGTTTTAACCATTTCTAGTTCACCTGTTTTCTTATTCAGGTAAATTTCTATTTCTGGATTTATGAAGTCTTGATTAAACTCGCATAATCCTTGTTCTTCCATTTTCTTTGTAATCTTAATTGTAATATCTAGTGGTCTTTTTCTTTTCCTAAACCCAAGTTGAACCATATAGAATCTACAGGCCGCTATTAAAGTTTGTTTAAACAAATAATTAGCCTTACCCGTAATCTCTATATGTATCATACTTTGAATCCTGTAAATTTACTTTTCTTCTCATTATTTCCAAATGAGTTTAATGGTTTATCTTGACCCGAATCCGATAGGCTTTGAGCAGATTGTTCAACATCAAACAGTTTCATTTTAGCACGGTCAACACCCAATACAAATCTCTTATAGGATGTTGGGTCAGAATAACGATTCTTTAACTGTTTAACCATAATTTGACCAAGCGCTTCAAGTTCTTCAGATGATACCAAGGCAAACATTAAATCCGCTGTAGCAGGAAGACCAAAAGATTCTGAAGTATCTTCAAGGCCTGGATCAGAACTTGTATAGCCACTTCTCGTTGTTTGAGTAGCAGAAACAACAGGAACATTAAACTCCACAGCCAAACCTCGTATCTCTTCAGCAATGGACTTGACATAGGTGTATGAGTTAACATTTGAACCAACTTTGAGCCTAGAAGAACTACAAATATTAAGGTAGTCAATAAAAATAATATCAGGAACAAAATTTCGCTTGAGGTTAAGTTCATTCAATAAAGCCCTAAAGTGAGTAACCGAAGCGGAGGCGGTTGGATACTCTTTAATAATCAATTTGCCGGTACACATATCTTTGACCTTTTTAACCTTCTTGTCATAGATATCTCTAGGTAACTCCATCAAATCATCTAAGTTAACATTAAGTAAATTGGCATCTATTCGTTCGGCAATCTTTTCTTCAGCCATTTCCATCGTGATATACAATACATTTTTGCCTTGTACCATAGCACCAGCGGCCACATGGCACATAAAAAGACTCTTACCAACTCCCGTGCCAGCCAACGCAATATTGAGTGTTTTTGCTGGGAGGCCACCCTTAGTAATTTTATTAAAGTAATCCAAGTCGAAGGGAATTCGTTCTTCCTTACGATGATAAAAATCATAACGGCTGTCGGAATCTTGTAGATAATCATGCCCAACATTCGTGTCAAAGGTAACACCAAGAGCATCAGATAATATTTTAGGGATTGCACCTTTATCATTTTGATTTTTGTCCTTACCATCTAAGATGTGAATAGAGTCCAAAACTGCATTATACACAGCCTTTTCTTGGCAGAATTTTTCGGTAACATCAATTAACCAATCAATTTTGGATAATTGTTCCTTGTCTTGATTAACTTCACTCAGATAATCAACAACTCGTTTAACTTCTTCGTCTTGCAGGCCATTCTTCTCTTTAACGGAGAGAATTAAGGACTCGTAAGATGGAAGTGAGTTGTATTTTAAGATGAAGTCATTAACTTCTTTATGAATTAGCTTCTCGGTTCTGTCCGAGAAATATTCAGTTTTTACAAACGGGAGAACCTTCCTAGAGTATTCCTCGTTGTAAATCAGATTCTTCAGAATCGTCTGTTCCATTCTCATCAATATAACTTTCCTCAATATCAAGTTGGCTGGTAATAATTGTTGTCAATAAATCACCAATGTAATTTCTAAACTCTAACATCTTTTCTAACTTCTTAACTGGAGATTGTAACACATTAAAGTTGAATTGTAAATAGGCATTTCCATCTCTTTCATCAATTGATACTTTGCCATATTTAAAAGTTGTATCCTTATACTCACCAGTTAAAAGTTTAATGTGGACAGAATTAACATCTTTATCATCCACAACATATTCATAATCTGTTCCTTGGACAAAGTTACTCATCATCATCTCCATTAAAAGCGTCAACAATAACATCATCTTGGATAATATCGTTATGTGAAATCCGATATGTGCTTTCCACAAACTCTTTAAATTTAGTATTGGCTAAAATTGGATCCCAAAATTCTTTAGAATCGGTTTCTTTAAGTCTCCACTTTTTATCTTCAACTTCACCTGTGTCTGTATCAACTCGTGAGTACCAACCATTTGATGGTTTAATCACATGACCAGAATCCAAAGCAATGTCCAATAAAGCAGACCATCGAGAAATGCCGCCTTTGCCAGTAACCGTAACTGGAATTTTAGATTTCTCTTTGACATAACGAGATTTCTCCACATTAATAATAAAGTTGTAACCTACAATTTCAGTTCCTTCTTTTTCTTGTTGGCGACCAATAATAAAGATATTATCGGCTGAATAATAAGAACCTGTGCCGCCACCAACAATTGCTTTAGGGAACATACCAATTTCCATGTATGTGTGATTAACCACAATCATTGGAATATCTTTTAAATTTAAATGTGGAGTTACCATACGGAATAATGATTTAACTTGTTTAGCACGGGTCATATCGGCTACAGATTTTTCAGCTAAAGCATCCTCAATTTCTTTCTTGGAAGCCAAGTTACCGATAGAATCAATAATGATAATCAATTTATCATTACGCTCAAGTTGAGTTAATTGTTGCATGACATCAAATTTTAGTTGTTCGATATCAGTTAAAGGAGTATGTAAGACCCGTTTGGTGTCAATACCAAAAGAATCAAAATATGATTGAGGAGTACCAAACTCAGAATCATAAAATAATAATGCTGATTCTGGATACTTATCCAGATATGACTTAGCCATCAATAAAGAGAAAGCAGTCTTAAAGTGTTTTGAAGGACCTGCCCACATCGTTAAACCCGGTGTTAACCCACCATCTAAACTACCAGACAAAGCAATATTTACAGCTGGAACAGATGTTGGAATCATATCCTTATCTGTGAAAAATTTTGAATGGGATAATACTGCTGATTCTTTAATACTACTGTTCTTTTTAATCTTATCTAAAATACTCATTTAACATCCTTCTCATAAAATAATCATTTGATTTCTGTTGTGTAGAAACCTGGTCTTTGGTGTGTTTCAATAATTTTTGCTGGGATTGGGTCTTCTAAGTTAGCTATGTTCTCCGATTGAATAATGACCGATGAATCGCTCTGTCTATCCAAAGGCTCGAGTGGCGTAGTTTCATATTTTTTAGTTTTCTTAGTTTTTTTCGATTTAGTTGCCAATGGCGCATCCATGACATTCTTGTTCCAATCACTCCATTCAACATCTTTGTTCTTATTGCGTCCATCCTCTTTCCTTTGTAATGAAATATTACCTGCTACCAATAATAACACAGCTAATGGGTCGAAGACAAGCATAATTATCATTATTACCATTCTCACTGCTTTATCAACACCATTATCATCTGCACCATAAAACATATCAGCAACATATTTAATAGGACCAATATCAGCTGTTAGTTTAGTATTTTCTTTCAACAACGGCAATTTCTTAGCATTGATGTCAGATAAATCTTTTTGTGTTTCTTGAATTTGTCTATCTAATTTTCTACTTGCTGTAGATGGGTCTTTAGCCCTAGCAAGTAAGTAATTCAATCTATCTTTAACATTTTTTTCTTGCTCAGTTAATGTTTTCAATTCTACTGTATTTGTGCCTGCATTTAAAGTGGAATCTATATGTGATTTGGATAAGAATCCAAATATACCCATAGATGTAATCAACATTAACAATAATACTGCAATTGTTAAGTATGATTTTAATAAAAAGGGTGCTGTTTTCCAATTGCGATACAACCATGAGGCTGTAACTAATTTGGAAAATTCTAGGGCTGAACCCATAATAACAACTGACCAAAAAGCACCAGTAAATATGGAAGTAAGACCTAATACGGAGTAATAGGCCGCAATTCCAGATAACATAAATGCTGCTAAAAATGTTAAGTAAATCATGTCCAGAAATCCTCTAATGAACTTTGTTTTTCGGTAGTCCAGTTCATACAATCAAGGATAATCTTAATTGGATCCAAAAATACTTTATCAAATTGTAAATCATAATCGACATACTTCTCAATATCAAACTCTTTTGGAATCCGTGATGGGAAAGCAATCACTGACTGATTAAATGTATTTGGTAGTTTTAAGAAAATATATTTAATCTTCTCACCTTGTTGAATGAGTGGATATTTTTTATCTAATTTATATTCCTTGAGAAAATGATTATAGATTAATGCACCTTTTGAATTAATTGGAGTGCTTTTCCTATATATCGTTACTGGATCCTTGTATTCATTTAGACCACTTAATCCTCTAGGAGACGAAATACTTTCAACGGGTAATGTTTTAAATTCTGTTTTGAAATCAGATATAAACTTGTGCATATCTGTTTCTGTTCCAGTCAACATCACTTTAATTGAGTCCTTCATCTTATGTCGGACTACAGCAGGTGTAGATGACTTAATCATCTCAAGACCCATGACTTTCATCTTAGGTTCATTATATTGTACACCTTCATTATTATACACATTTAAAATATAGCGTTTCTTAGCAGTCCAGATACCTTTATCTGCCAAGGCTTCACGCTTCATTTGCATCTTTTGAGAATACGCATGGACATAATTAGCAAGTTCCTCATAAGACTTATCAATATAAGGTTGTATCTTATCCTCACATACCTTATCCATGAATGAGATAATCTTCTCTGTAGATGTTGAAGTCTCCGACTTTCCCTTGAATACAGCGTCAACCAATGGACCAAGTTTAAGATAAATCGAGTCAGTGTCAGACGCAATAACATAATCGTTTTCCGTTTTTAGAAGTTTATTCATAAATTCGTTGAGTTTACTTTCAATCCAACGAATACTTAATTGACCAGCACTTGTAACACCAAGAGCCATGCGTAAATCATAGAAACGGAAATACTGACTGCCCAAAGCACCGTAAGCAGAATTAAGCGATACCTTTTTTGCCAACTGTAGGTTTTCAAACTTGGCAATCCTCTTTTCAATCTCATATTTCTTACTTTTGTCTTTTTCATTTTCATAATCTTGTTTGGCTTTCAAAGCCATGTTTTTAAATTTCTTTCGGTCTTCATACATCTCTTCCATCATAGCAGGTAAGAAACCTTGAATGTCAGTTCTGAAGAATTGTCCGTTAGGAGTTAATGTCACATTTTGCGACCTTAAATCATCCAAGTTGACCTCTTTGTTTAATAATTTCTCAACCGATACACCATCAGACAATATCTTGCGCATTGAATCGGAATAGTCTTTAGGTTGTATCATAGTCTCAGGTGATATGTTGTATTGCATAATTAAATGAGGATACAAACTATTCAAGTCAAAAGAAGCAACCCAATCATGTTTACCTGCTTGGACTTCTTTAACATAGGCACCTTCAAACATGCCATCTTTTTCTTTTGTCTCTTTTGGTGGTACAATAATATTCTTATTCAATAGATAAGAATAAGTCAAAGCATCCCACATTCGAGTTTGTGCAAACACATCTTCATAATTACATTTTGTATCATAAGCCAAAGTCATGGCCAATTCCAACAACTTTAACTTATCTTCAAGCTCTATGATTAACTCCACATCGACAATGTTGTATTCAATAAACTTTTGATAGTTTTGGCGATACAACTGATGTAGGTTATCAAATTCATCGTATGATAATTTGTTCTTACCAAGTTCAACCTCGGCAATAGCATCCAAACGATACGACTCTTGTGACTTACCGGCCGGAGCATACCATCTGTATAGTTCAATATAATCTAATGTTGATACACCAACAAATTCATAGGCTGTCAGTTCTCGCTTGTTAATGACGGCTTTGCGTTCAGATATGTAATACCAAGGAGATAACTTCTTGGTTTCATCTTCACCTAGAATTTTACGGAATCGATTAACCAAATATGGAATATCAAAAAACTTAACATTCCATCCAGAAATAATATCTGGACAATTTGTTTCCCATAACTCCAAGAATTTCTTACATAAAGTATATTCATCTTTACATTTAATATAGACTTCTTCACCTTGTGTTACATAATCACCGCAACCAAACACATACATCTTATCATTCATGTATTTGATAGCAATAGCAGTAATAGCCTCATTTGCTAGATATGGGTCTGGAAAACCATTCTCTGATCCAACTTCAATATCGATTACGGCAACAGAAACATGGTCTTGGTCCCAATCAACCATACCTGGATGTTCATCAGCAATAAACGCATATTCATATCGAGTATTACCATAGATTTTAAATCCACTAACATCATCATACTTCTTAACAAAGTCACGGGTATCACGAATACCCCCAGCTTTGAAAGGCTCAAGATAATCACCACCTAATGTGGTGTAATTTGTAACCTTTTTAGCTGGCACAAATAATGTTGGTTGATATTCTATCTTTTGTTTAAATCGTTTGCCATTTTTGACACCACGATATAAAATATTATTGCCTACTGATTGTACATTTGTATAAAACAAATTAATTATCCTAAAATGAGTTTCTTTTCTGGTGGAGTAACAATACCTGTTCCAAAGATTTGGTTGTAATTAGCCTTAAAATCTTCAGCTGGTTCATAATTATATACTACATGTTTTTTATTGATAGGTACAATTGTTCCTGTTTTCTGTTCAGCGTGCATTGGAAACGGTGTAAGGCCAACATTTGGTTGTCCATTTTGACCACGCACAATAGAAATGCCAACAGGGTTAACTAATACAAATTCTGTTTCAGATTGTGATTCCAGTTCACCTAACACTTCTTCACCGGTAATCAATTTAAGTACGATAATATCCATAGTTAGTCCTTCTTTATCTAAGAATAACTATTATATATTATTTTTGATGGAGTGTCAAGTGAATAAAACAACTAATCTTGAACTTGCGATGCCCAGACCATTTGTTTGTTTTTTTCTTGTAATAAGAAATTTTCTTGTTGCAGTTTGATTACTTTATCTCGTAATTCACGGATTTCTATTTCTAACATAACAATTTCAGACGGAGATAATTCTCGACCGTATTGTTTTGAATCTGACATTAGATGTCTCCATAGAAGTGGAGATAATATTTATGTATAAATATATCACTATGATTATATCCACACCAAGAAGATTACTGGCCAAAACTAAAATATTCCTAGATAAATGGGATTTAACACTGTTTCATGCGGTGTTAATCGTATTCTTGTGGGTATTATTGTCTTCAATTATCAACAATAACGCTTGATTGGTGGGCCGAACTGGACTTGAACCAGTGACCTGCCGATTATGAGTCGGTTGCTCTAACCAACTGAGCTATAGGCCCAATAAATGGCCTGCCCGGACGGATTCGAACCGCCGACCGTAGAGGTAGAAGCTCTATGCTCTATCCAGCTGAGCTACGGGCAGAT